GTTTGCAGGTTCGGGATGGCCTTCATCACCCAGTTCAAGAATGGGTTCAACCAATCGGCTAGGCCCTGACCAAACACCTTCTTGATCACGTCGTACACGACACCCATCGCGCCCGCGTCTTCTGTCCATGCCGTGACCAGGGCATTGATGAAGTCCCTGAACGGCTCGATGTTCTTGTAGGCTTCCGCGCCCGCGACGGCGATGGCGACGAACGCCGCCGCAATCAGCAGCAACGGGTTCGACATCGCAAAAAGCGTCAACAGCCGCAACGCCTTTTGGACTTCGTTGATGGCTTGACTGAGCAGGAACATCGCAGCCACGAACATCAATGCGCCCGACGTGGCATCGATCAGGTAACGGATGTCGTCTATGGCGATGCCCAACGGCTCGATGAAGCTGGTGAATGCGTCCCATGCGTCTTTCACCGCACCAGCCAGTGTCGTCATCATCCCCGCCAGAGACTTGATGCCGGGCATCAAGTTGCGGTTGAACTCCATGGCTAAGTTGCCACCGATGCTCGCCAGCGCCGTGAGGACAGGCATCAGCGCCAACCCCGCTTGCAACTTCAGCCCGTCCATGGCTTCACCGAGGTCTTTGGTCGCGAACGTGAAGTCGTGGATAGAGGTCATGTTCTCCTCAGTGAGGACCATGCCCATGTTCTTCGCTTCTTCGGCGGCTTGTTTGATCCCCGCGCTGCCTTGCATCAGGACGGGCAGCATTTCGCGGCCGGACCGGCCAAACAATGTCAGCGCAAGTCCCGTCGTTTGCGCACCCGATCCCAACGCTTTCATCTTGTCGGCCACGTCCATCAGCACGTCCATCATCGGACGCGTTTGACCCCTTGTGGTTTCCGTCGCGACCCCGAGGTTCTGCATGGTTTCAGCAAACCCTTTGAGTGGCTTGCCGGTCGTGGCGTCGATGTTGGTGCCCAGTTCGGCTATGTCGATGGGGGCCTTCGCCAACTGGCGGGCGAACAACGACATGCTCACCGTGGCTTGCTGGGAACTGACCCCGAAGTGTTCGAACGCCGACACCGTGGACGACAACTGTTCCGCTGCCCCACCGGTGATGAGTTGGAGGTTGTGGACTTGGCTGTAGAACTCCTTGGTCGTGCCGATGGAGTTTTCAATGGCCGCAGGAATCGACTGCCCCAGTGACGTGATAAAGCCGCCCACGGCGAACCCTGCGGCCAGCTTGCCGATGTCCATCAGGTTCGTTTTGAACGCATTCAGCGGAGCAGCGGCCACCGCGTGCGCCTTTTCGGCGGACGCGCCCATACCTTCGATGGACTTCCCCGCACCTTTCGCAGCGTCGTCCACACTTTTCAAATGGCCCTTAGCGGACTCGGTGGCTGGCCCAGTTTCGTCGTGCGCCGTGAGTCGAACCGCGACTGTGTGCTCAGCCACTATTCGCCGCCGCCCTCACCACCCCACATACCACTGATGGCGTTGAGGAACTGTTGGCGTATCTCGTGCTCCCGGTTTCGGTGACGAATCGCCGCCATCTCGTACCACATGCGTTTGACATCGTCCATGAACAGCATTTGCCACGGATGAATGTTGAACAGGACAGCGACTTCAACCCAAATGTCTAGCTGTCCGCCTTGTTCGAGGATTTTCCCAGTTGCTCGCGCTGCTCCTCGCCCAGTCCTTCCAACTGCTGGACGGCTTCTAGGCAGTAGCCCAGTTCACCCAGGTTCAGCCGCCGCCGCAGGAACTCCTCACCTGTTCCAACCGGCTCCTCGCCCCACAAACTCTGGTTGTCGAAGTACATCTGGCGACACCACGGCAACATTCCGATGTACGCGATGTGCAGCGCGAATCCTTCGTCGTCAAACTTGTCTTCGTACTGAGTGCGGCCGGCACGCCGCACTGGCGTGCGCACGGTGTACTCATTGCGCATGTTCAGCAACGTGCCGGGTTCCAAGCGACGGAAATACAACACCAACGGTCCGAGTTTGGTCTTGCCGTTACCGTCGCGTTCCAGTTTCCCGCCCGCGTCCCGTTGGGGAATACCCTGGTATCGCATGATTTCCACCTCCGCTACCTCGGTCTTTTCCCTGGCGCGTGTGGTGGCAAAGGCCGCCAGTATCTGTTCCTCGGCTTCGGCATCGGCTTCGACCGTGTCGTCGTCACCGATGATCTGGAAATCGCGTTGTGCCCGTGACGGCATGGCTCACCTCTTATGCGGAAATGGTGCTGTCGAACGATGGGATGGTGTCGAGGCGGAACGTGATGTCGCGCTTTCGGGACGACCCACGCGTGACGCCACTGATCAACAGGTCAGCCGAGATGCACGCGCCGTCCATCTTCAGTGATTCGACCTGGCCATCGTTTCGGCGGACTTCCCCGATGAACAAGAAGCGCAACTGGTTGGCCGTCGCGTCAGCTTGCAGGACTTCATTGGAGAAATTCGAGTCGATTACCAACTCGGACACTTTGAGCGTGTAGGTCAACGACTGCTCGACCGGGATGGTCACCTTCTGGTCCAACACGCCGTCTTCCGTCAGCGTCGTGTTGCGGGTCAAGTCCCAGCCCGACGCGCCAGCCCACTTCTGCCCGTTACGGTAGAAGTTGCCACGGAATCCGGCCGTCAGCATGTTTGACGTGACTGGCATCGTCTAGTCCTCCTCGAAGAATTCCACTCGCTCGACAGTTCCGTCTTTGCGGTAGGTGAGCGACTTCAAACGTGGGCAACTGCCGATGTGCTGGCCCTGGCACCACGCGCAGCGCGGGGTGGGTGCAAGCGGCCACGGGTAAAAGACGTTGATGTTCCCGGGCGGCGTGTAGTACGGCCACTGATACCACGTGTGGTAGCCATAGCCCACGTCCGGATTGATGCTGACCGAATTCAGGTTGATGTCGTTGGCGACGGTGAGGTCTGTCATGGTGATAACCGGTGATCGCTTGAAGTCATAGAATGGCCTTGGCAACAGAACGGGAGCGCACTGCGTCAACAGCCGCTCCCACGGCACCACAGGAGGAGTCCCCGCGATGCACCCCGAGCTTATCGAAGACTGGCGTCCCGTCGTTGGTTGGGAAGCCGACTACAGTGTTTCTTCGCTCGGCCGCGTCCGCCGCGATACTGCGAGCGTCCGTTGGCCGGCTGGCCTCATTCGTCCCGCCATGCACCCGAAGGGTTATCTCCAAGTCTGCCTGCGAGTAAGCCCGCGAAAACACACCATCCGGGTACACATCCTCGTGGCTGCTGCGTTTCTTGGGCCTCGACCGGATGGGCTGACCATCAATCACATCGACGGCAACAAGCTGAACAACGCCGTCTCCAACCTTGAGTACGTCACCCAGCAGCGCCAGATCAGGCACGCCTTCGAGCACGGACTCTCGCGCCAGGACGGGGAACACAACGCCATCCACGTCCTGACTGAAGCCGAAGTCGTGTGGGCACGTGAGCAGTACGCGGCCCTTGCCGTGACGCAGCAAGAACTCGCTAATCGCTTCGGTGTTGACCGCACCACAATCCGCGACATGCTGCATGGTCGGAACTGGCCGAATGCGGGGGGTCCGATTGTCACGGGCGACCAGCACTGGCGTCGCGGCCACGTTAGACATAGTTGATAGAGGCATTAGTTCAGCTATCAACTAAGGCGTCCCGAAGGGCAAAGCAATCACTAGACGCTCTGCTCGCAGCGCAACTACCAAGTTTTCAAATGTGAAAAAGGCTGTGTTCGAAGTCGACGGATGGGCGGGGTCAATGATCACGTCGCCCGACTGAATCCACGAGTTGTCGACGTACTTCTTGGCCGACCGGTTCGCCGCCGCGATGAGCGCGGCCCGACCGGCAGCCGTATTCGGAGGACGCAGCAGCGGATTGGGATTCGCCGCCATTCCCTCCCACGTGTCACCGATTTCACTCAGCAACCCAAACGCCGTCGCGACGTGCTCCAAATACTTCCAGCCAGGGTTGAGCGAAACCGCCCACACCGGGGTGAGCGATGGGTTGACCAAGGTCGAAATACCCGCGCCCGTGCGTACACCCAACGTCGCGCTGTACTTGTAGTAGCCCATGCCCGACAAGATGGCCGTCGCTTCGTCATAGCTCGGCAAACTCGTCACGATGCCAGTCGCGCCAGGGATGGTGCGCCAGGTCATGGACGTACCAGGCGTCAGCGTCGACAAGATGCCCGCGTCCGTCGCCGCCGCCAGGTAGCCCTCGTCAGTGCGGAAGGTGCCATCCCCGTTCGGGTAGGTAAACCCGACGCCCTGGTAGCGGACCAATGCAGAGTTGATGTTGGACGCGTTTGAGTACCGTGTCGTGACAGACACCGATGTGGCTTCACCCACACATGCCGTACGAAAACGACCTTGCGCCGTTTCGTTGTCGACGTACGCCTGGATGGCCGCGAACACTGCCGTATTCTCGCTATCTGTCACCAGTGTGGCCCAGTCACGGGACGACAGCGCAGAGAACGCAGTCGTATAGTCCCCTGCCGCAACGCTCGGGTCGCCACCGCCCGAGAGCGCGACCTGGTTAATCGACGCCAGAACACCCGACCCGGTGACGGATTTGGTAAAGACCACGTAGGCAGCGCCAACCGTCGCCGCAGCCAACGCGCCTGCTTCGTCGGGTGGGGTCGCACCAATCTGGAACCGCGTGTCCTGAACGATGGTTGACCCTCGGTAAACGACCAGTTCTTTCTGCGTCGTGGTGCCCGCAACGGGGCGGATGGTCACAGACAGTTGGTTGCCGAACACGCCTGGTGAGGCCGCCATCATTTGGCCAACAACCGTGGACGCGTTGTCCATGATGCCGCCCAGGACACTCGCCGTGGTGCCACCCGAACCACCCGGGCGAACCGCGACGAACCCGATGGCTCCACCAATCGCTGCTTCCCGCGCCAGGTTGGACAACGTCGAAATGGTGCTGGACCGGTCGTTGGCCGACGCGTTGCCGAAAATCGTGGTGACCTGATCGGGACTTCCGCACACCACAGCTTGATTGATCGGTCCAAAACTGGCTTTGCCCACAATCGCCACGACACCCAAGCCACTGACGCCAACACTCGGACCAGCGGCCGAAATGACGCCGTAAATACCTGGCTGCGTTGGCGGCGGATATGACGTGATTAGTCGGTCGACCATCAGAATCCTCCCTCGGTGCCGGTGGGTTCAGGTGGTGGCGTACGCCACTCTTGCAACGCTGCCTTGAAATCCCCTTCGGTCATAAACTCCACGCGCCTCATCGCAAACACGCCTGCGATGTCCCACGGGTAACACCCGAGTGCTTGCCACTCGTTTGCGAGTTCAGCCGCCGAATAGGTCGGCTCGGCTCCGGGACGCGGAGCGAGTGGTTGGGCGGACGGCGGCGCTTCTGACGTTTCACTCATGGATGTCTCCCTACGGGTACTTGATCGTGATCGTCGGCCCTTCACCATTTCCGACACTCGGGTCTTCTTGCCACGTCAGTAACGGCCCGCCACCAGGAGGAAACGGCCCAAACGGCTCCGGCGGGAGTGACTCGTCCAAGATGAACTTGACGTTCATCTGCAACTGTCCTTCGGCGGCAGGGTCCACGTCGGGATAGGCGCGGATCGCGTTGTAGTTCATGTACGAGCCATCAGGCATCACCATGTAGTCCTGTCGCGACTTGCCGAGCGCCCGCGACAACTGGCTGGTCGCCATGGTGGCCGCGATACGACCGGGGGTGATGATGCGGGCCGCGACCGTGCACCCTTGCCACCCGTACTCGAACGACAGGATGCCCTCTGGACCGTCAATCGGCGTCGGCAACGTGACGTAGTGCCAGTAAATAGCCGGACTGACATCCGAGGGTTTCCACGTCGCCGGGTTCTGCTGCCACAGCGGGAAGTTCGCTGCCGTCCAGTCGATCAATGTCTGAATCCCATCATCGACGTACGTTTCCGTGGACACCACCACGGGCACGTCGATGTCCATGGTGAACTGAATGCCCGCGTAGGACTGACCACCCCATTCCATGTTGACCACGGATGGGTCGCGGGCACGTAGCTGTGTGCCAACCGTTTGCCCTTCAAGGTCACCATCGGATTCGTCCCACGCGGCAATGAACGCCGTGGCGAACGCCGACGCGACCTTGGCGGACACGTTGGTGTCCGCGCCAGGGACAAACAGTTGCATGGTGATCGCGTAGCGTTCGATGCGTAGCTGACCCCAGTTCATGGTTTCGGTCAGGCCCCACACGTTGATCCAGCAGGGCACATCGGGCAACCCGCTCATAGCCCGGTTCGGTGGCAACGGATACGCCGCCTTGATGGTTGCGTAGAACGGGTCGGTGATCTGCAACGACAGTTGCAAGTTGCATAACGCGTCCACGGCACCTTGGAGTGTCATATGCCCATCTGGTCCAGGACGAAGTCGATGATTTCGGGCATCTGGTGCTCTAATGCTTCGAACGCCCGCCGCATGTAGAGTCGTCCTTGAATACCGCGTCGACCGATGGCTCGCGCCACGACGTAGGCCGCTTCCGCAGGGATGCCGTGCCGCCGCACCCACCCTTGGATCGCGCTGACCGGTGGCGGATGGCGGTCCGCGTGCCGTCCTAGCTCCATCACGTTCGCGTAGGCCGATGTCGGCTGGACAAGCGGCACCTCGACAGTGACCGTCAAGTCACTCACCCTGGCCTCGATTGATCGCGTCAGTGCACCCGTGTCGTGAAACTGAAATGCGTTGGTACGGGCTTCCTGCAACACGATCAACGACGCCCGCTGGTTGATGCGGCGCAACGCTTCGGGGAAGTCGGCCAACACGATTGGCGCGGGCAAGTCGAATCCCTCCAGGGTGTAGACCGGCATCAGGGTCGCCATTCCTCCGCGAGTAGTTCGTCCCGTCGCCGTCGTTCGAACAGCACCCCGTCCAGGAACTTTTGGTCCAGCAGCGCCCGATGGGCCGCACAAATCCTGGTGACTTTGCCTTGGACATCCTTGATGCACGGCTCGGGCGGCGCACAACTGTGCTCCGTCGCCGCGAGTAACGCTTGGGTTTCGTCTTCGGTCCCCTGGAACGCCACCGTCATGCTGGCCACTTAGATCAAACTCTCTCGTCGGGCGTATTGCTTCATCAAGTCATCCACAAGTCGGTTGGCAATGGTCGACGTGGCCGTGACTTGCTCCAACTCGTTGACCCGGGAAGTCGCACGCGGCGACTCAAGCCGCCAGATCGCCGTGATCTCGGCTGTGACCATGGTGACAGCAGCGGGCACGGCGGGCCACCCCCAGCGGCACACGACCTGGATGCGTTTGCCCGATGGGAACCCGCCCCATGGGGCTTGGTACCAGTAGGGCACATAGATCGACGTGAACGGCTTCGGCTCCGGTCCCAACTCGGCGTTCTGCGGCCACAGTTCGTAGCAGTTGGTCGGCATCAAGTCTTCGGGATCGGTGAACGTGCCGTCGCCCGAGTTGTCGATGTACACGGCGGTCGGCGGCTCGGCCATGTCGTCGGTCAGCAGCATTCGGGTGTAGCCACCCCACGTCCACGGGTTTTCGGCCTCGGCCCACCCCAACGGGAGTGGCCATTTCGGTCCGCCCAGCGGCCAATAGTGCCGCGCCACGGGCTGGTCGTCCTTGTTGAAGAAGCGCATGAGTTTGCGGTCGATCCAGCGCGACACGCCCTTCAACGCCAACGTGACTTCGGTGTCGTCCCCTTCATCGCGCTTCGTGATGATGCTTCGATATTGCTCTGCTGAACAATACGGATCAGAAAGACTCATCAGCGTTCCAGGAGAACTGCCTTCCAACTGCCGGACCACGCGTCCCACTGCCCGCGACTGACCAGTTCATAGATGCCTTTGTAGCTTTGGGCAGAATTCGCCACCCAGATCGACCCGCCACTTACCCCCCGCACCCCGACGAAGTGGTACCAACGCGTCGAGTTCAAGATGCCCGTCGTCCCTTGCGCCAGTTCGTACATCTGATCGAAACTGGGCCAGATGGTGCGGCAGTCCACACGATACGAGCGGAACACGCGCTCGACGCAATTGGTGTCCATCAACCCGTAGGCAGAGTTCACACACTGCGGATAGCCGATGTCGTACGCCACCGACTCCCGCGCCGCGTTCACGTCCAGGCCAGTCGCTTGCAACACCCACGTGGTAGCGGCCACAGAGCACGTCCAGTCGTAAATTTGCGGGGCCATATAAAGATCACGATGTCGCTCGAAGTAGTCCCACCACCCCAACGTCGGGGTGATTGGTTCGGGAAGAACCACATCGGGCTGCTTCTCGTAGCCCGGCGGCAGGAAGATGGCGGGGCTAACCATTCGCGACGTACGCCCCGTCTGTCGCGTTCCAGCCAATCACGACGCCACCCGAAAACCCTTGTTGCACGCCCGCTTCGGTTTCTATTTCGGGCGTGACGGGCAAGCCGGGATTCATCGTGGCCGGATCATTGCGCAGTTCACGCCAGAAGCGATATATCGCAGCCTGGTCGTTGAATGGCAAATCAGGAATGATGGCTTTCCATAGCTGGTCGTCTATGTAGGAACCGTGAGACATCGGCTACATCCTCTCGCCAGGCATTGGCACGTACAACGATTGGTCGAGCCGACGACTACGCGACGACTCGGCCGGGTG